GAGGACTTGTTCGGGTGTTCTGGCGGTGCCGGCTCTGAGGGTTTCGACCCGGAGGGCGTTTTCGCGGAGGCTTACGTCGCGGCTGAGAAAGCGTTGGGTCTGGCGTGCTGCGCGGAGTTCGCCCTCTTGCGCGGCTTGAGCCGCTTGGGCTAGGCGTGCCCTCTGGCCGGCGACGTCTACGCCGCGTGCTTCAAGCACGTTCAGCCGGCCCTGCAGACTTACCTGCTTGTCAAGGAAGGCTTGGCGCAAGCGGTCCCCACCGCCTCCGCCACCTCCGCCGGGCGGAGGCCCGCCGCTGAACATCATCTGCAGGTCAAGTAGGTCTTTACCGATGCGGTTGATGACAGCGTCGTTGGCAGAACGGACGGCCTCTTGAGCTTGCTTGAGCAACGCGGCACGGTTGCCGGATGGTGCTCCGCCTAGTTGTGTGACGATCTCGCGGAGGCCGGCGACATTGAAACCGCCGGCGCTTAAGGATCCGCGACCCAGTCGAGCGAGCAAGGTGGAGCGGAGTTCACTGGTACGGGCGGCGCCGACGCCTCCGGCGAGGATTTGCTGCATTTGGCCGCTGAGGCCGCCGCTCATGGCCTCGCGGGCGCGGCGGGCTACGGCCTCGCGTGTAATCGGAGCACCGCCTCCGCCTACGTCTCCGCCAACCACAAGGTTGAGGCGAACGTTGATAGGCTTCGACGCTATTGAGGCTAGTTTTCTCTGGAGGTTATCGACCCGCGTATTCGCGGCGATGAGCTGTGAGTCGTTGAGGCGGAGACGATATTCCTTACTGAACGCTTTGCTGAGGCTCGTTCCAAGCGCAGCGGCATCTTTACCCAGCTCATTGATCAGGGTTTTGCTGGCCTGGAGCTTGTCGCGGAGGTCTTTGTCGTTGGCTGTTAGGCGTAGTTCTGCACTGCCGAGCTGCTCTGTCACGGGGCGGTGCGGGACTACATCCTAGGTTGCCGGGAAACTAGGAGGAAAGGAGCGGGTGGATGGCCTCGGCGTTGGCGGCACTGGAGAATGCGACGCTGGTGTTTACGGTGCCGGCAAGCGGGACGACGACCGATGCAGACACCGGGAACGTGCTGGCGAACACCGAGACGGTAACGGTGTCGGCGTTCCTGAAGGGGGAGAGCGTGGCAGAGACGACGTTTCCGGGGGTCAACGTCATCACAGTGCTGTATGAGGGATATGTGACGAGTGGAGAGCTGGATAGTAGGGTGAAGGTTGGTACTGCCGGGACCGTGGCGTTTGCGGGGCAGGATGCGACCGAGTGTGAGGTGCTGGAGGTGCGGCTGCCCTACGGGGAGAGCGGGCTGTTGGGCAGCATCCTGAGTGATGCCTTGGGCGTTAAAGTGCGGCTTGCAAGCCGCACGCAGAGCTGATGGCGACCGTAACGCTGACGCTGACCAAGTGGAACGCCGAGAAGCTGCTGGCGCGTTCCACGCAGATATTGGAGGATTTTGCGCCGATCATTGCGGCGGAGGCGAAGACGCAAATCACGACGGTCAAATGGAGCTGGCCGACCTCCACGCTGCGGTTCAGGAGTTTGAATCAAGGCGGCAGGCAGGTCAGTGGGACGACTAAGGCCGGTAGACCGTGGAGTGGGGTCGTGATCCCGGCAGGCAGTCGGGACATTGTGGACCGGGGCGGGCTTCTGAACTCGCAGCAGGCGCCCCAGGTCAGCAAAAACGTGTTGACGATTGCGTGGACGGCGCCGTATGCGCGGACGGTGCTCGGCGGAGGGGACTACGGGAGCTACGTCAATCCGGCGGGGAATCCGGTGGAGGTCGGGCAGAGGCCGCCGAGGAATTGGATTGAGGGGGCGTTCCAGGCGCAGCCGCCGCGGCGGTTCTTTGTGGCGCGGTGGAAGGAGTTGGCGCAGTAGGGGCAACAAAAAAGCCGGCGCGGGGCCGGCTTTGGAGAACCTCGGTGGAAGTGTAGCGTCAGGACACGGTGGCGACGGTGAAGCGGGGTAGTACATCTGTTCCCGCGTCGCCGACGGTGCCGGCGGCCACGGTGAGGATGTCGCCGACCTTGTAGTTGGTGCCGGCGGCGATGATGGTGGGGGCGGCGGTGACGGTGCCGCCGGCGGCCACCACGATGTCGGCGGTCGCGCCTTTACCGGAGCAGATACCTTGGGCGGGGTTGTAGCCGATGAGGGCGACGCCGCTGTAGGTGGCGGGGGTGAGGCCGCTGCCGGCGGTAGAGACGGTCACCGTGGCGATGGGGTTGCCCTGAGGGTAGAACTTGTAGGCGCCGTAGCCGGTCAGGGTGAAGGAGACCTTGGCGATGTTGCCGGCGACGATGTCCTCGGAGAAGTCGCCGATCTGGGCGAGGCCGGCGTGGACTTCGGGGTTGTCGCCCGAGTCATCGGTGACGGGGGTTTCGCGGTACCACTCCAGCAGGGTACCGTCGGCGGCTTTGATGGCGGCCTTCTTGAGGATCTCGTACCCGCCGTCGGTGACGTCGAGGTTCATCGAGCAGGGGATGCTGTAGCTCTGGCTCGTGATGAGGTTGGACTGGAAGCCCTGCTCAGAGTCGTAGTCAACGACCGACGTGGACTCGGAGGTGCCTTGGATGCCGGTGTTGTCCAGCGAGAGGATGCGGGTCAGGCCGGCGCTGGTGGTCGGTGCGGTACTCGCAGTGGTCCCAAGTTTGACGTAGAGCTTATAGCCGAGGCTAGCAAAAAAACTTCCGGTGGCCATGCTAACTGATCCCGGGACCGAGGTGTATAATCCTAGTTTTCCGTGGGCCGCACTTTCCAGCGCCTTGGCCTGCGGTTGTTGGCCTGAGTCACGTCGTCAGCCCAGCGACAGTTGCCAGGCTCGTAGTTCCCGTCGTTGTCGATGCGGTCGATGCTCATACCGTCGGGCGCCTCGCCCATGTCTTCAAGGAAAGCTTCGTAGCTGTCGAGCCAGCGCTGGCAGCACGTGATGCCCCTTCCCAGATAGTCCTCATAATCCGGGTTTTTGGGGTTGGTCGTCCGTTGCTTGACGTTCAGCCAGATACGGTAGGTACGCGAGATCCCCTCTGAGGGCCTGGCATGTCCGTGCGATCTATTGAGCTGCCCTGTGACCTCTCGCTTTATGCAGCCACAACTGTTGGTGTCATGCCCGAGGTTGCAGCTCACGACAACGGCTTCATTCCCGCATTCACACTTACAGAGCCAGACAGCCCGTTTACCTTTGTTGCCGACCTGGCGAAGAAGTGTCAGGCGTCCAAATACGTCCCCAGGTTTGCGTTTATAGGAGCAGCCGCAGCTTTTGCTTTTGCCTGCGTTTAGGGTGCTGGCAAGGATCCTGCGTTCGACTCCGCACGTGCAGCGGCAGAGCCACATGCCTTGCTCGTAACGGAGAACGGTCCATTGGCCGAAAACGCGGCCGGTCAGGTCTATTCTTTGTGGCATCATCCGAGGTAGCGGGTGGTCATGCTCCAGGGGCGGCAACCCGCTGGAGCACCCTATTTTACCCTTCCTCCGCCGCTTCTAATACGTCCCACGGGGTGGGGCGGGGGCAGACGTGGAGGCGGAAGTCTTGGATTTCGTGGTCGAGGGACTGGACGGCGGAGAGGGCCAGTTTGAGGGAGTCGCCGGTGATGTTGAGGGTGGCGCAGACCTCGGGGGTGGAGTGGCCGGCGCGGAGCATGTACTGGGCTCTCATGCCGACCGAGCGGACGGAGCTGGGCGCCTTGATGGACCAGTTGTGGTCGCGGATGAAGTGGCGGATCTCGCCCTCGCAGAAGACGCCGAGGAGGGTGGAGAAGGTGCCTTTTACGGGGTTCCAGGCGCGGCAGGTTTTGATGAAGGCGATATCGATGCAGCTGTAGATGTCCTCCTTGAGGAGGGCTGGGTACTTGCGGCACATCTTGCGGCCCATGTGGTTGACGAGGCCGCCGTGTTCGCGGTAGAGGCGAGCCACGCGCCGCTGCTCGTCGCGGTCCAGCGGTGTGGCGAGGTAGCCCCGCGGCTTTTTCTTTGACGGTGCCTGAGCCATATCAGCAGGCTAGCGCCTGCTGATAATCACGCAGTATTCCTAGTAGTCAGGAGCGCTAGCTCCTGACCCGCTCCAGCACGCCGCTCAGGCGGCCGGGGATGGTGCTGGTGGTGAGGCAGCCGAGGATGGTAGCGAGATGCGGCAGAGCGGAGAGGGGGCTGACGATCGAGCTGGAGGCCGGGGAGACGTCAGTGCGGAACTCCAGCTCTAGGACGTCAAGCTTGATTCGGCTCAGGTCTTTGTTGGGGATGCCGGGGACGAGCGCTGACGCGCTTATACTAGGCGTCTGCAGCAATGTCGGTGTGGTGAGGAGGGCGTTGGCGAGGTCGAAGGTGGCGTATTGGATTTGGTCTGGGAGTTCGTCGTCGGGGTAGTCGATGCCGTCGCAACTTGCGTCGGTGCGGGGCCAGTCAAGCGCTTGGGTTGTGGTGGTGCGGTCGCCGATCCACGTGAGGGTGTCGAGGCCGCGGGTGGCGGTGATGAGGGCGCGGGTCTTCTCGTCGGTCGTGGCCGAGGTCCAGGCGAGGGTGCCGAGCATCGTTTCCGCGATGGTGTCCGCTGCGGCGATCGACAGGTAGGAGTTGGCGGAGGCGCTGCCGACGGTGGCCGTGATCGAGGCGGGCATCAGATTTTGTAGGCGACGACTTTTCCGCTGGTGAGTTTGACCGAGGGGAAGATGCCGTAGATGGTGGTGCCGGCCGGGATCGGCATACTTGCGATGGAGTTGCCGGTGTAATCGGAGGCGACGGTATCGCCGGAGACGACGGTGGCTGCGAGGGCGGTGATGGCGCCGAATTTGCCGGCGTGGGCGGCTGTGTCGTCGATGTACTCCGCGCCTAGGTATTCGCTGCGTTCCATCGGGGCGGGGTCTTTCCTGTGACCCTAGTTTTCCGCAGGGCTCGCTACGCTCGCCCTGCCTTTACGGCTGCGGCGGGTGGGTGGGTGTTGGTCGTAGGTGCCGGCCTCGATGGTGTCAACAGGCGGAGAGGAGGCGATGGCTTCGGAGAGTGCTGCAGCGGCGGCTTCTTGTTCGCGGAGGCGGCGGAAGGCGTGCATACCCATGTGCGATCCAGCGGAGGGGGAGAAAAGCCCCGCGGTGGGGCGGGGCTGAGGTGTGATTGCGGGCGCAGAGCGCGACCAATCACGCTGCCGCGGCGGCTACGGAGCCGAGGCCGTAGAGGGTGATGGCGGGGGTGGTGACGGCGGAGACGTAGCCAAGGAAGACCTTGGCGGCGTTCTGGGCCACGGTGGCCACACCGGAGATGGTGACGCCCGCGCCGCCCTCCATGGTGATGGTGTGGGCGCCAGCGGCGGCGTTGATGACGACCACCATGAAGGTGGTGCCGATGGCGCAGTCGCTGCCGATGGCGGCGACGATGTCAGCGGCGGTGGCCGTGGTGTAGGTGGCGGCGCCGGTGGGGACGCCGCGCACGATCGAGTTGTAGCTGGCCACGGTGGACAGGGTGGCGGTGGCCGTGGGGGCCGCCAGCGTCATCTGTCCGGGGAGGAGACCGCCGGGGATGTCGCCCAGCTCAAAAAGGGATGCCATGGGTCGTACCAGTGGAGGAGAAAAGAGGGTGCCCCGCTACCGGCGCGGGGCGGTTAGATCAGCGCGTCGGCGCGTCAGTCAAAGGACGACGTGACGGTGATGCGGACGATGCCGATGTTCTCGGTCTCGAACACCTTTTGCCAGTTGCCGGCGGTGGCCAGGTCGGCGGTGGTGGGGTTGGCCGCGCCGGTGTAGCGGGCGCCGAGGGGGTGGTAGACGTTGTGCCAATCGACCGACATGGCGTCGGATTTGGCCAGGATGTCGCGGTCCACTTCGGAGCGGAGGGCGGCCTGCTGGCCGGTGCCGACGGCGCCGGTGGCCATCACGAAGCAGGCGAACTTGCGGTTCGGGCTGGTGCCGGAGGTGGGCACGTCCTTGCTGCGGATCACGCGCATTCCCATGTAGAAGGGAATGGCGGTGT